TGCCTCCTCGAGACCCGAAACGAGCGGTGTTTCGATAAGCTCCGCCATACTCGTAAGCGTATTTTGCGGCTTTAGCGGCGACATTGACATATTTTTCAAATCGAGACGAAGGTCTTGCATAACGGACTAAACGATTTGGCATCTCCTAAATGTTTCTTCGATGGTTGTAAAACATTTAGGTAACCGATTTTATTTGGGAAATTCCAGATTAGGAGAGACCCCTGGAAACTTATATTCAGGGGTCTCAGGAGGAGGAGGAGGACATAAAGAGAAGGGAGCTAAGCCACTAAACCCTGGTCTTTATTGAACTGAAACACGACGAACACGTCTTAGCACCTCAGGATATTCACCCAACGGCCAATTATTGCAAGTAAAACATTTAAATACCCCTGCAGGAATATTGGCAACACGATGGCGAATATGAATCTGTCTTGGATTTTCCCAATCAGTAAGATGAATCTGAGAAGTGCGAGGATAATGGTTGAAGTCAACATCGTCAAATATAATAGATTTATGGTAACCGGCTCGAAAGTCCCCCAATTTATCAATATGGGAGACAAATAAAATAGGAAGCGGCATGTTTCGCTTTGCCCACGTGGTTTTGCCACAACCCGTAGGGCCGCGAAGAATCAAACAACGATGATAGTAAGCATCAAACGGATAATCAATAAGAGACTGATGCATAACACCTTCATGCTCATTAGTCAATATAGTGCACGTATCTTGATGTACACGTGACCAAAACCAAACAGCATACTGAAAACTAACTCGAGTGGATGCACAGTGAGCCATCCAATCTTCTTCATTATCAAATTGTTTACATTTCTCATAAATGTCTACAGTTTCTTCTTCTTCAGGACCTTCCAAGAAATCCCCGTCTTTCTTGCAATAAGCACGACACGCTTGCCAGACGCGCGGATCCTGCTTGTTTGGGTGTTTTCCGTTGAAGTCCAACCAATCCACCGGTTTCCGCTGATGTGTTTTAAACTCAACGCAGGCATGAAGATGGGGAGAGCCGTCTTGGTGCTTTTCTGCACAGACGAGATAATACTTAAGATCACCTTTTGATTGAAGGAATGCAATACATTCTTGAATTGATTCGGGGCATTGGGCATAGGTAAGAAAGAATCGTTTCCCATTGTAAAACGATGGCATGTGTGGCTTAGCAACACGTTTTTCTTTTTATAGTAAAGCCCCCTTCCTCCGGACCCTGAACCCTAACCACCTTATTCACGCTGCCTTGCGGCAGCATTCATTGAACCCTAATATTGTCGTCCGCGGCTCTGCCGCTTCCATAAGTGTAGCAAAAAGTTTTTTATTCACGGTCTTCTTGCGTTAGATCAATGATGACTTGTACAGGCGCGGGTACGAGTTCAATATACAGTCCAGCGCGACGTAAGCTTCTTTTACAACGCTCGCACTTGCCGAAAAGAAAGATTGGCGTGTCTCGAACTCGGTTTCTCAAACCGACCTGGCAGAACAATGAGGGCGAACGCGATTCCATCTAGGTTAAAAAGTCTGGTACATTTTTACATTAACTTTTTCTTTTATTAAGGATTATTAAGAGTTCCAGTATAGAACTGACCAAGGGCAGGTTTAACTTTACCTGTGGTGCAATACGCACTAAACACACGATTCACCTCATAAGCAATACTAATGTTCTGCAAAGCATTCACATTAATCATATCTTCAAGAGCAAATAAACTCATCTTTCCAATAGCACGAGTATTAGGACGTAGGGCACTGCTTCCAGCACCAGCACCAATAGCTTGTAAAAAATCAATAAGCAGGGCATTCTTTTTAAATACAATATCACATTTCTTAATGTCACCAGGCTGAAGAATAACCTTAGCAGATTTCTTGCAATTAGCAAACATCTTAGGATTAGGAGGTTCGCGATTCACAGCAGACGCAGTCGTAGTGAATTCTGCTCCGCGAATTAACAAAACTCCCTGGGAATCAAACACTTGGCCAAATACATTGGCAAGACCAGTCAGACTATTGTCACGCCATCTAGGCATTCCGTTAGTCAAATCATATCGCAACCCCTGAAGAGGATTAGCCGACACATCTTCAGCATCACCGGACCCAGACGTCGACAAAGTGCGATTCTGGATTTTAAGAGAGGCAGTAGTCTTAAAACGAACAAATTCGTTTGTAAGATCAATAGACACAATTTCCTGCGTAGACGTGGACGTATACAGTTCCAACTTCAACGGAATAATAGTGTTGACAACATTATCAAGCGGAGCACCTCGCGCAATTTCAAGCATAATAGTCTTCCATGCAACAAATGTCGCAGAAACACCATTCAATACATCACCAACAATAGTATAAATCGTATCGGCAACAGTTAACGGATAATCATTAGTGTTAATCGTCGCAACGCCTCCGAAACCATTAACGAAACGAACAGTCCAAAAAATTGGATTGCTAATTATTTCATGAACATTCGTAATGGATTTACCAGCCTTAATAAACAATTTACGCAAAAGAGATTGCATAACAATCTCAACAGTTTGAATAGACGACATAGCACTGACGCCTACATAAACTACGTCTGGGTCAGAACAAACACCATTAATTTCGGTCGTATTAACGAATCCCCTAGTTAACGCCGGATCCGCTCGAGTCTTACGCCCCTTTCCAAATTTGCCTGCAAATCTGGATTTAAAAAAGGCCGGTGCCCTAGCTCGACTCTTACTAGGGAGAGTAACTCGACGCTTTTTCGCATGAGGTACAAGACCATATACATTACTAGCAGGCATACCACTAACCGGCGCTCTGCCTCCTCGAGACCCGAAACGAGCGGTGTTTCGATAAGCTCCGCCATACTCGTAAGCGTATTTTGCGGCTTTAGCGGCGACATTGACATATTTTTCAAATCGAGACGAAGGTCTTGCATA